CGTGATCCTCGTCTGGAAGTTTTCCAGATTCGCGAGGAACCAGGAGGAGAGCATCGTCTATAAATCCATGCTGTCCCGCCTTGGCGTCGAGGTCGTCTCCATCTCTGAGCCTCTGGATGATTCCCCCTTTGGCTCCCTCATTGAGCGCATCATCGAATGGATGGATGAATTCTACAGCATTCGCCTCGCCGGCGAGGTCAAGCGTGGCATGGCCGAGAAGGTCAGCCGCGGCGAGATCGTCACTGTCCCGGCCTTCGGCTATGATGTGCAGGGCAAGACCTACGTCCCGAATGAGCACGCTGACACCGTGCGTCAGATCTATGCGGACTTCCTCGGCGGCAAGGGCCTCGTCACCATCGCCCGCGACCTTGCGGATCTCGGTGTCCGTACCCGGCGCGGCAGCGTCCCGTCGAATCGGTGGATTCGGTATATCCTCCGAAATCCGGTCTATATCGGGAAGATCCGCTGGTCAAAGGGCGGCAAGATCGACTATGTTCATGGCGGCGAAGATGACGAGAATGCGCTTCTTGTTGACGGAGGCTTCGAGCCTCTCGTCTCGCTGGACATCTGGGATGCCGTGCAGGAGAAGCTCAGGCGGCGCGCTCAGGCCCTGCCTTATACCCGGCACGATCAGCCCGTCGACTGGATGCTCAAGGGCCTCGTCCGCTGCGACAGCTGCGGCTCTACCCTCGTCTATGCCGCGCTCTCCTGCCCTTCTATGCAGTGCCACAAATACTCCCATGGTGAGTGTTCGATTTCCCATTCCCTATCCATCGCCAAGGCGAACCGCGCCGTGATCGCCGAGCTGGAGAACCGCGTGCAGACCGGCGTCTTCCCGCTCGCCCCTCGTCTGATCCCGAAGCCCGGCAAGGATTACGATCATTTGATCGGTGTCGAGGAGATGAAGCTCCGCCGGATCCAGCAGGCATATGAGGCAGGCATCGACTCCATTGAGGAGTACGCCCGCAAGAAGAAGCGCCTCACCGAAGGCATCGAGCAGCTGCGCGCCGAGCAGGCCGCCGCCCTTGCGTCCGCTGAGGCTGCCTCCGTGACGCCCGCCGACATGCGGCGCCGCGTCGCCGATGTGCTGGATCTCATCAAAAGCCCGGACGCCACCGAGGCCGAAAAGAACACCGCCCTCCGCTCCATCCTGTCCCATATCATCTATTTCAAGCCTCAAAACCAGCTGCAGTTATTTTTTAATTTCTAATATTATAGCTTTTTGCAATCCGGGCCTCCTAATTGCAAAAACCTATAATTTCACACATCGCCAAATATCCGGCCTCCCGCCTTATATTTTTTCATTTTTCTCGCTTTTCATCTTGACATTATATAAACTCTATGATAATATAGAGTCACAGAGGACGAGACAATAAAACAGGAGGCACATACCATGACAAAGTTTGAAATTAAAACCGATTCCTTTGAGTTCCGCTTCGGAACGAGCAAACACAGCATCCCGGCGATGACGGCCGACGAGGTGTTCGACACCTACCAGATAGAGAGCGCCAACGATCCTACGCTGGAGGCCAGTTTCGACACGCTGGAGGAGGCACAGGCCGAGTTCAGCAAGCACTACTCCGGCTACGGCACGACCTACGCCGAGAAGGGCTTCACCTTCTGGCTCCTGCGTGGCAAGGTCGCGTGGATCGAGGAAAACGAATACGATGAAAACGGCGAGTTCAACCAGGGCGGCAGCGTTGTGGAGTTCTCCGCCGAGGGCTATGAGGAGGAGTGACCCATGAAAAAAATCATCAACGGCAAGGTCTATGACACGGCGACGGCCAAGGCCGTCGGATCGTGGAGCAACGGCGGGACGTGGCGGGACTTCCACCACAGGGAGGAAACCCTGTACAGGAAAAAGACCGGGGAGTACTTCCTCCACGGCGAGGGAGGACCGGCCACGAACTATGCAGAGCGCATCGACAACACCTGGACAAGCGGCGAGCGGATCATGCCCATGAGCTTCACCGATGCCCGCGCCTGGGCGGAGGAACACCTGGATGGCGACGAGTTCGAGGAGATCTTCGGTGCGGTCGCTGAGGACGAGAGCCGCGTGCAGGTCTGCTACAGTTTGAGCGCCGCCGCGGTGGAGACCATCAAACGCCGGTCCGCGGAGGCTGGGATCTCCGCCAGCGCTTACATCGAGAGCCTGATCAAATAGCCATTACATTCAGAGAGGCAGGGACTTTTTTTGTCCCTGCCTCTTTCTTATTCTTTCGGCTTCTCGCCTTTTTTTCTGAGCAGCTCCACAGCATTGGTCAGCAGCTCCGGCATCGGTACGCCCATAAGTCCCATATTCTCGATGATGCTGAGCAGCTCATTGACACAGAAGGCAATAATCACACCGTTGCGTATGTAATCCAGTCCCAGCATGAGATCCAGGCGGTTTGCGATCAAAACTACCAGCAGCGCCATCCCTTTGCGGACCAGGCCTTTCGCCATGGCTTTGCTTTCCAGGGCGCCTCCCTTGCTCTTCGGGCTGGCGTGGAACACAGCCGCAAGCAGGAACCCCGTCAAAAGGTCGATTGCCATGAACACGGCCAGCGTCCCCATGGCCGAATCCCATCCGCCCAGGGCGTGGGCAACAAATGCGCCGATCACGGCAATGATTGCAAGAAACGTGTCTTTCATTTTCTTTTTCTCCTCTTCAGTTCATGATTTTTTCCCAGGTTTCTTTGCCGCAGATCCCGTCCGGCTCCAGGCCGTTCTTGGCCTGGAACGCCATAATGCAGCTGTGCGTGCGTGTCCCTGCCTCGCCGTCGATCCATGTTGGATCATACCCGCAATACTTGAGGGCGGCCTGCAGCGCCGCCACAGCCGCGCCGCTGTCTCCCTTGCGCACTGTCGGAATCGTCACCTTGCAGGTGTCGATCTCGCTCTCCTGGGGCGGCTCGTCCGCAGCCGGGGCGATGGTCTCGCCGCCGAAGTAGCGGAGCACGCAGTCCCAGGGATAGTCTCTGTAGGGCCTGACCAGAAACTCCCGCCCGGTCTGGTCGCCGGGAGCTCCGCCGGTCGCGGTGCCCATCTCGTTGATGCTGGCCTCGACCTCCTTTCCGCCTCCGCAGTAGAGCGCGGTGTGGCGGGCACGGTTCAGGAGCACGTCGCCGCGCTGGAGGCCGTCGCCGGTCGATCTGTTGACCTGCGCAGTGATGTCCCGAAAGCCAAGCGCCAAGAAAACGGGGTACATATTGCCGGTATAGGTCGCGCCTCCGGTCTTTACCGGGACGCCTGCCAGCTCCCACGCCGTAATCACGGCGGAGGAGCAGTCATAGTCTCCGCGCTCGCCCCAGCGCAGCGTTTGGTCGTAGCCGTGGGCCGGATCTGCGGCCCATGCCTCCATGATCGAAACCGCGCGCTCGATTGTGTCTTTGTTGATCATTCGTCCTCCAAAAGCCCGGAGTAGGCTTTTTCGTCATCGTCTTCCATCATTTGCACACCTGCGAAATGATTAAGCCCGAAATGTATTGACCCCACATCAAATAGCCGTCCTCGTTCGGGTGACTATCCCACACAGGAGATTCTGCCGAGCCTTCGCTTGAGAAAATCGCGTATGTGCCGTCCGATTTTTTCGCGTAGGTCTGATACCACGAGAAAGGCACACCGACGTCCGTGAACGTATCAATGATAGGGATATTCAACGCCTTCTTGAGTAGCTTGAGTTGTTCGCCGATTTGCTTCAGCTCCACGTTGCTTCCTGTCGGGTTTGTGTATGGGTCATTGCAAGAGATTTTGAACGGTGCAACGCCCGCGCCTTCCCCCTCCTGCTCAACAAGGTCAATTTTTCTGTACCTGTTCGCAGACGGTGCTCCGAAGATTACGACGAGGCGTGCCAAGGGGTATTTCTCGTTAATCCATTTGATACACCAGTTGAGACATCCCATCAACGTGCATCCCTTTGACAGCATCGTTGCTTCTCCCTCTTCTCCTGGAGGATGGTATCCTTCTTTATCGTAAGGGTAGTAGTCATCCCACGAACCGACAGGGAGGCCAGTGCCGCCTGTGCCGCCTGCACTGCCGTCATTCCCGTAGCCAAACATGATAGAAACAAGGGCGGCATTTTGCAAATAGTCATCTGCGCCGTAGATTGAGTCCATAATGTTAAGTTCATTCGGGGAAGTCGAACGCTGAAGAAACCCTGTTGAGCCGTGTCCAAGGTTGACGGCACGATAGCCTAACGCCTGACCGACAAGCGCAGGATAATTGTTTTTGGTGTATGTTATAGCGGTCTGACCAGTGAGATGATGCACCGCGCCCACAGTGGTAGATGCTCCAAACGCAACATACAGCGGGTCTTTAGGCTCTGCGGGTCTGAAACATTCAAAACTGAGCTGCGGGTTTATGTCCGCACCCGTGACGCTGATCCTTCCGACATACATGAACTTCATGTCGCTGTCTACCTGATATTTTGCGCTATTCCCGGCAGGAATTGAAATCCTTGTAGGATAGTTTGACGAATACTCAGGACGCTGCCCACCCCAAGGGTACGGTTGACCGCTGAAAAAAGCGATAATCAAGGCAATATCGGGACTGCTCTGAACTGTCAAAGAAATGCAATCATCAGGGATTTTCACAATCGAGCATTTTGCAGTGCTGTGGCGAATCCATACATTTGAACTCGGAAGGATGTAATCATATAGTTGGTCGCCCACGAAGTCGTAATTCTCCGTAATGCAGAGTTCACTTTTGAGCGCGGCAACAGCATCAATCGCGGTCTGATCTCCACTACTCCAAGCCGTCCAACTCCATGCGCCCCCGAGATAGCGGTACATACGCTGATAGTATGTGTTCAAGTGAGGGTAGAACAAAACTTGGTGCTTATTTGAATTTCCGGAGGTGTAAAGCCAACCCGCATAATGGCTCAAGTCGACGCCCGTAGGCGCATCCACAATGTTGAGCGTAGAACCGACCACTCTACAAATGGTATTCGTCGGTTGGTCTCCAAGCACGTTCCCGCCGCTGTAGGCGGTTGCTTGAGGCCTGACGCTCAAAGCATCACCAGTAGCTTTCGCTTCAGCCGCCGCGCCGCTGACAGAGAGTGTGCTGTCAATGTCAGCGACTGCCGCAGGGCCAAGCCCAAGGTTTTCCCTCGCGTCAGCTGCGTTTTTCGCGCCAGTTCCGCCAAGTTCCAGCGGGATCGGGAACGGGGCGTCTGTCTGCAGGAAGCCAAAGCTGTCCCCGCTGTCGTCATAGTTGAAGGTGTCCTCTGTGCAGTACTGTGCCATTCGTTCCGCCTCCTCTCACGGCAGGATCTGCGTGTCGAGCGATGGCCAGACCGGCACCGGCCAGCATTTAGATCCCGGCGCCTCATACGCGCTCTTGTAGGCCCTAATCTGGACAAATGCCATCTTCCCCGGCTCAAAGTTGTATGTCTCCTCTTGAGTCAAATTCATCACGACACTGTCCGTTCCGATCTCGAGCTGATCCTGTGTCTTAGAGATGAGATTCACCCCGTCCTGTTGGATCGTCACGAGGATTGCGCTGTACTGAGACGGCGCGATTGGCGTCTTGAAGATGCCTCTGTAGCTGCACGCCACTCTGATTCCCATATTCTATCCCTCCCTATGAAAAAGCGATTTTCCCGAGAACCACATAGCTCCCTGAGATTTGTGCTGCGAGCACGAGATCCCCGGCTGACATGCTCTCACCGGTGATCAGCCGTTTATAGCGCTTCTGTGAAGGCGTCGTCGTCCCCGGCAGAACCAGAGTCACGCCGGCCGCCGTCGCGGTTCCGACGGTCGCGATGATCAGCTGCGTCCCGGGAGCTGTTCCCGCTTTCGGTGTCTGAAAAATATCAGTCAAGGTTATACACCACCCTTTTCAGCTGATGCCGCATAGCCCCGCCGACCTCCAGATCCATCTCCCAGGCGCTGTCAATGCAGATTCCGTTGATCTCTCCATAGTGCAGCGCCACCACGTCGTTTACCCCGTACCCTGGCAGGATCGCGGTGGAGACGTTGATCGTCTCGCCGCTGATCATACTGTCGTTCCGGCGCTTGTCCGCATAAGCCTGCAGCGCGCTCTGATCGGCGATGTTATCGACGCGTTCCACGCTCATGATCCGCCGCCCCCGTCGCGGTATGGACAGCGGGCTTTGCGGGTTCGTGTTTTCCGCCCGTGCCGTCATGATCCCGGACTTGTCTGGGTTCGCGCAGTAGACCAAAAAGACGTTTGCCGCGCTGTAGATGTCCGTCTCCCGTGAGATGCCAGGCAGCACCAGATCTTCGATCTCGCTTGCGTCCATGGTATGCTGGATGTTTTTGGCCGTCGGCACAGCTGCCGGCTGCAGCATTGCTACACCATGCGAATTGATCCACAGCGGCTTATAGTTGATCTCTGACAGCAGATCGTTTACGATCTTGAGATAGCTGACGCCTACACCCCAGTCCTCTCTTGCTTCCGCCAGGGATGCCGTTGTAGGCGTTGCGAGTATTGTCGTGATCCCCGCCTGCGTCAGCAGCTGCTCGATCGCCGTCAGATATAGAACGCCGCTTTCGAAATAGACCGGCGCTTCACTGTAGACGTCTCGCACTTTCCAGCAGCGGTCAAATGCCTCCACCTGGATCTCGGCAGGGCCGTCCGTTTCGCTGGGCGTTACCGTCGAAGCCAGAAATACCCCCAGGCTGTTCTCTACGCCATCCAGAACCAGCACCGGCTCGATTTCGTCCGACAGGAGGTCGAAGCTCAGCTCGTTCCCGCTCGCGTCTCTGGCCACCGGGGAAAAGCTCCCGCTGAAGCTCATGGGGATCTCCGCGTCACCGTCGCAGCGGATTGTCGGCGCGCCGGTGGCGTGCAGAAACCCATAATCCGC